CTTGATTTGATAACAAAGCGGTTCCTGGGACTTGAATTCGGCGATGTTGATGTGCTCGGCCTTTCCAATAGCCGGAATGAGCATGTTCTCGTCGAAGTATTGCTTCGCAAGCTCCAAATAGGTTTTGCACACGTTGACCAGGAAGTTCTCGAACTTTTCAGCGTAAAGCGAAAATTGCTTTTTCTCTCTGATCGAACGATAAAGGCTCGCGAACGCATCCCCGCCCTCTTTTTCCGCCATTTCCTCAGTGACACCTGCGACCTGATACATTTCCGTGATTTGCGAGGTCATGTAGTCGAGGAACTGCGCGCCCGCTCGGCCTTCAAGCACGGTCGGCGCCTGGCCGGTAACAAACATCGTGCGAATACCTGGAAGGTTCGGTCCGCTCGTTACCTTGGCACCGTTTTGAAGGATGACCTTGTCGTCGCCGAGCGTGACTTGGTGTTCGGCCATCTTCGAGGCCGAGCGGTTGATTTCATATTGGTAGGGGCGAAGTTGTTTGATGAGGGAGCGATGCCGAGGAGTGGTTTGGATTTCGTCCATGCCTTCATAGACGATGGGAAATACCCCAAAGGGCAGTTCCCCCTCTGCCAAAATCACTTCACCAGTGGTAATGGCAAACCACCCGTTGGGGTACTCATAGCATGGCCGAAAGTAGAACTCTTTGACAAGAGCCTGCTTTTCAGACTTGGTATAATTACTCCGGGCGCCATCAAACACGAAAAACGTGTCATCTTGAGTGGCCTGAATCTTCTTTCGCTTTTCCTCATCATCGCCAACCAACGACTTAAGCTCATCAATGTCCACCATTTTGCGAATGGCGAGCCAGCGAGCTTCGGCTATGGTTTTCGCTTCCACAGGCCGAATGAGGTTGAATCCCAAAATTCTCTCGAAAACCAAGGCGCCTGAGAACACAGCCTTGCCGCTGGATTTGGGCTGGCCCTTTTCGTCCAACACGCCTTGGCCCATTTCATCGACCTCTTGTTCGTAGCCGATGAAACGCCCTGCGTGCGGGTCCCAAAAAACCTTCGTGGCACATTCACCAATCTCGGTGAAGTCCTTGCACCAGGAATGAACCTTCATTTTGAGGCCCTGTTCGACCTTGGCGAACTCCCATACGGCCTTGTTGAGTTCGGCGGCCTTTTGGTCTTGAAGCTCTTTTGGGTTGTTTGGGGTCGGCGTCACACCAGGCGCTTGCGCGAGAATTTGGTTCTGGTAAACACGGATGATTTTGTGGATGTGGTTCTTGGTGAGGCGAAGTTTCTGGTCGTTGTAAAGCTCTTTGGATTCGCGGATGCGATTCCACCACTTTGAGTTCTTTTTCGAGTAGTGCTCACCCGATGCCAATAAGATGTTCGAGCGCTGTTCAGCAAAGAGATCGCCATCGACCGCCTCGCCATCCGTGAACATCTTATTTAATTGGTCAATTCTGGGTTTCTGCGCTTGCTCGTCTGTCACCCAATTCCCCCTCAATCAGCATTCGCTCATAAAGCGCCGGATTCTCGATTTGCAATAAATCGAGACGGTCCTCGGCTGACTCCAAGTTCTCGCGAACTAAGGTGTCCGAGGCGGCCTCTTTAAGCTCTGCTTCGGTTGGGGGGTGGATTTCACTCTCAACCCTTTTCGTTTGCCGGTCTTCAACCCGGCAAAACTGCACGGAAATATCACCGATCTTCAACTCAGTGACTCCCGCCGATTTGCAAGCTTTCAGTATGCGGACCAATTCTTCCGCGGTGTATTTTTGCTCACCACTCACTTCCTGATGCTCCGCTGAGTTCGTTCCAAAAGTCAAATTCTTCGCTAATTTCATCGGTCTTCCGCTCGCCGCCCATGAACCACTCCCGGCGTTTCTGGGCCTCGGTCAGTTCAACCTTGGGCTTGCGTTCCGCTGCCAATTCATCATCGACTTTGGTAGTGAGTTCGATGTCGGAGAAGTCCCAAGGCACCGCCATGGCGGCATAGCGCAACGCATCGACCAAATCGTCGGATGCCTTTTTCTTGTCGATGTCCGTCGGTAGCGTGCAAATCTCATGGACCAACTTATCCAACTCCGGGTCGCCCCGTTGGATTTTGAGCATTCCGTTCTTGAACAAGGTGTTCAAAAGCCCGAAGCCAGCGTCCCGACCCTTGTCGGCGGGGATGAAACTCTCGCCCACCCGGCTCGCGACCGTAAAAAAGTCCTTCGCTGCCCAATCATAGGACTGGGCCGCCATCGGGATTTTGCCCTTAAGCTCCCGGTACTTGTCGAGTATGTCGGACGCCGCAGTCGGAACCCCATCGCCGCGCCAGCCGCGCACCACCCGCCCCTGTTTATAGTCCGGGCTCACCGCGATTATCACCATGGCCGCCGGATGGCCCGACTGTCCGCCGGAGCCTGGGTCCACGCCGCCGTAAAACACCCAGGACGACGGCATTGGATGAGGCTCGGACATATTCCGCTCCAGGCTAAAGGATTCAAGCCTGAGGCCATGGGAGCGCACAAACCGCCCATACACCCGGCGCTGGACTTCAGCTTCCGTGGGGCAGTTCTGTTTGGCCGCCTCGATCTTTTTGTCGGTCCAGGGACTTGGTGTGCCGTCATCATAGACTTGAGAGTCATAGAGGCTCGCTTGAATCTTCAGGGCGTCCGGATGTTTCTCGTCGGCCTTGGTCGGCGGCTCCATGGTCATTTGCCAGTGCAATTGACCAAGGGTTGCGGTGAACACCATCAGGAAGTGCCCTTCCGTGGCATTGGTTCTGGCTTTGAGTTCCGGCAAATATTCGACCGGCATTTCCTCGTCGGCGGTGACGTGATAAACACTCGCCGTTTGCAGGTCCTTTGCTTTCATTGAATAGGACTTGAATTGAATCTGCACGCCAGTGTTGAACCGGATTTTGGAAATGTACCCCTTGTCGTATTCTTCCTCCCAGCCAAATTGCGGATGGTTTTTGAACTCGTTTTTCGGCATGAGGGTCGGAAGCCACGCCGTCTCCCACGCGGTTTGCGCGACGGGGATGGTTGGGTAGAAGTACCAAAACAAATTCGGCACACGGCCCTTCGGGAGATTTGGCCACATCGTCGGCCAAAGCGAAGGGTCCGTTGCCAACCTTATGTTTTTACGAATGGCGATGGTGGACTTCCCCACTTGGTTAGCGGAGCACACGAAAATTTCCCGGTTGGTCGAAAGCCAAACTTTTTTCTGCCACGGGTAGAACTTGAACCCGTACAAATGCGGCAACCCATCGTGGATGCGCTGAAGTTCCTCAAGCTGTTTTAATTCGGCAAGCTTGCGCTCGTATTCCTCTTTTGACCAATCACTCATCGTCACTCACCGGAGTCACATCCTTAATCGGCGCCGGATTAAGAAGTTTGGTTTTCAACTCGTTGAGTTTTTCCTCAATAGCTTTTGGGTCAATGGGGTCGGTGTTGTTTTTCGCGTTCACGTCCACATTGAGGTTCTTGGATTCAATTCTCTGAACCACCGGCCCAAGATGACGGTCGGCGAGCATTTGGAATGCCTTCAAGATTGTCGGTGCCGATTTCTCCGTTACTGGCATGTTCAAGATGCCATCGCGCACCTTTTGAAATGCGAAATGGTAGGCTTCCTCGATGATTGCTTGGTTGTCGATAGGCGGCGAAATCAACCAGGCGATGCGCGCCGGGTTTTTAATAAGCTCGTTGTAGAAATAAGGGTCCGAGCAAACCCCTCCATATATATCGACCATTTTGAGACGCATGGTCCCCGCCTTCTCGACCTCATAGAACTTGGTCCAAAGCTGTTTCTTCATGGCGTAATCCATGGGGGTTTTGCGAAAAAGTTTCCCCAGTTCAGCCTCGTCCTTTAAATGGTACTCCGGCGGCAGTTCGTTGATGGCTCGCATGATGCGGCTATCCTCTTTAAAACAGGACAGTAATTGGTCACGACGACTTTGGACTTCCAAGTCAGTTGATGCTTCCCCCACTAATATTTACCCCTTTAACAAGCCTATCCATTTTACCTTGGATATTGCAATGGGAGCGAGTTTAGGCTATCCGGTCAAGCACTAAAGGGTTCCTAAACTTAAAAAAGAGAGGTCTGCCATGAACGCCAATGAAAAGGCAAAAACCATTATTGCCAGCCATAAGGCCGGTGAGGGTTCTATCAAAGAACTCTGTAAAAAGCACGCAATGAATCCGGCTTATTTCTACCAAGTCCGGAAAAAGCTCGCGCCCAAGTCCAAAAAGGTGAAGGTCATCAAAAAGCGCAAGTACACCAAGCGCGCCAAAATGATGGACATCCCCCTCGTCTCCGAGGCGCCGACCAAATACTACATCGTGGTGTGCGAATCCGCTGATGCGGTTAGAAAACTCGTGGGGTAGTCACATGAAACTTGCGAGAGTGTTTTTAGAAACCGACATGCGAATGGGTTTTCAGGGGCTTCACCGCCTCTTGAGCAAAAACCAAATAAGCCCGATGAATCTCAACCCGGAACACTACTACGTGTTCATGAACCGTGCGCGCACCAAGTTCAAAGTTATCAGTGGGCACTATCTCGTGTACTTCAATAACGGCAAGCGCCTCATCCCGCTCGAAGCCATTCAGTACCTACCGAAAAACTTCGGCGGCACACAGCTTGAAATGTCCGAGGCCATCAGGAAAGTGGTCCTGAAGCAAGTTAGGCACGAACAATGAACTTGGAAGCGCTGAACGAAATTCTTCAGTGGTCACTTATCCTGCTGGCTTTACGGGCCCTGTGGGTTGTGGTTCCATCCGTAGCAGACCTTCAAAAATTAGCGCTCGAAAATTCCCGGCTTGAGCGCCTAAGGAAACATCTTGGAAAAGACTAAACCGTCTTTATGGGGAGGGCCGGGTTCAATCAAATGGACGGACCCAAGCCTCAAATGGCTCGTATTCTACAACGAACTCACGGACGTGCTCGTTGTCGGCTGTTTAGTTCGTGACATGTGGTACATGGAATCGGACCATGGCTACAACTACTACTTCCCCGAGGAACTTGGACACACGGGGCATGTGAAGCTGGGGGAACTTTGAGCGCAAAGGTCTATGAGGGTAAAGGTGGTGAGGTCAACTTCGGATGCGAAGAAATCAACGGCCTCTACACTCCCTTTATTCAAATCACCACTTCGTTTGGAAAAACAATTAAACTCAGCGCCGATTGCGGCGTGGAAAGCATTGAAGATGGACGACGATTCTGTGAATTCATTTTCGGAGCCGTTTCAAGACCAAGAGGCGAAATCCGCCGATTCCCTGACGGAGAACCTCATGACGCCTAACTCTGACGCCATGAAAAGCATCATTGAGAACACCCGGCAGTTCTTAAAGGTCGGCGAAACCCTACTTCCCACCTTTTTCGTCGGCAACGGCCAAAATGTGAGCGTGCTTGGCGTGCAGTGGGCGACCGAACAAGACAAAGATATCGCCGCGGCTGGTGTTAAGCGGTTGGCGAAGGAAATGAGCGCCATTTTCGTGCTCTTTGTGGCTGAAACATGGATGCTATCCGAGGATGCGGCCAATGATTTCATGAAAAACCCGAAAAAGTACAAGTCCGTTGCCGAGCATCCGGGGGCCGAGGAAGTGGTGTATTTCACACTGGAAACCAAGACAAAAACGTGGTTTGCCAGTGCTCCCATCCTCAAAGACCGCGAACTTGGCGAAGTTACCTGGCGACTTCAAGACCAGGGCGCTGCAAAAGGGCGATTCACCGACTTTCTGGTCGATAAACCAGTGATGCACTGATGGAAAACCCGTATATTCGCGCCTTATTTTGGATTTTCCTCACCATCGCTTTGATTTTGATAATTAGCTGCGCCACAAAAAAGCCGGAATGCACGTTCGTGTGCGCCGACCCACACGACATTCCCGGTTCCTGCGCGTGCGCGGAAGAAATGATGGGGGAAAAATGACCATAGCTACCTGGGCCGCCGCGATACTCGCACTTTTCATTTTGGTCTTTGGGCTTTTGGCCGTTTCATGTTTAATTAAGGAAATGTGGGAAAGGCTGTTTAAGTGAAAGTTGATGGTGTCAGACACCGCTTCAGCAGGCGACGGTTCGCCATTCATGGCGGCGATATTATGGTGGAACTTTTCTGGCACGCCGGATACCGAACTACCGGCGCATTGGTTCTCCACAAGCCCACCGGCAAATGGGACGTGGTATTCGGTCGGCTGGGAAATAAAGCCAACCGCCCGATCATCAGCAAGGTCCGCCAACTCTCGATTTGGCTCGCTCACCCGGAAGTACAAAAGGTCTCAAAGCGCCTACTCGGTCGCAAGGCTTTCCGAAAAAACGAGGCATTGATGTGGGTTAAGGAAATCGACCCTAACCCGCATAATATGCCTGGTCCCGATCATACCTAGTTCCCTTGCTCGTTAAGTGAAATCCGTTACAGCGTTTGCAGTGATACGCCCTTAGGCCAATCATCCGGCCCCGTTTATCGGCGTCATAGAAATTCTTAAAGCGGTCCTTAGCGCAGCGCGCTTTGCGCCGGAACTTTTGAAAATTTCCCATGGAAAAATTAAATCAAAGTCCCCTGAATTGCACAAGGGGCGGACGTTAACCACACCCAATTGGAAGCCGTGCCCTGATTGTTCTCCCGTGTGGCCGGGGGCAAGATGACTAGCGGGCATCGTCCTTGCGATTCTTTCCAGCGGTTGGGGGTCGGCGCCGTCCTACCAACTTGGTCCAGTAGAGTGACGGATTTGACTTTCCCACATCATTACCCTTCAATCAAGGGGTGCGTTGCCGTCCCTAATCGAAGGTGGTTGGAGGGGACAAGGTTAACCGGCTCACCATCACGCACACCCTAGCCCACCAACACTTTGCGGAGTTCCTCTTGGGAGTAAACGAAATCGACGTACACCATGGTGTTGCGCAAATCTTTGTGACCAAGGGCCAACTGCACGAGTCGGATGTCGCGGGTTCGTTTGTACAATTCCACCGCAAAGGTATGCCGAATGGAGTGGAACTTTTTCCCGTTTGGGGAAAACTGGTCCCAGATTTGATGCAATCTCGAATACGTGATGTCGAATGGTTTCTCCCCCTCAAGTTTCACGATGGCATTATATAGCGACTTAGGTAGTGGCAGCGTTCGGTCCCGTGAGCCCTTTAATCCACGGATATACACAGCCTTTTCCACATCATCGAGGTCGGCCTTGGTGATTGCCAGAATCTCAGAGGCCCTGGCCCCGGTCGCAAACGCCAATTGAATAATAATTTGGTCGCGATTCTCCAACCCCTTGGTCATGGCTCTTAGCCTTTTGGCCTCGTCGGGGTCTAAGAATTTATCCTTGGTGAGTGCCAACATCTATTTGTCCCCCTCGAACTTTCCCAAAATGTAATCCCTGATTTGTTGAAACGTCCGCGGTTTCGACGGCTCCTGTTTCTTCGTGGCCCCGCCCCCTACAAGGCTCACGCCCATCCCGTACACCAGGGAATCATGAATGTGGCTTTGTAACTGCGCCTGCTGCATCTTGGCCGCTGAGACAGACAGTCCGGAAATCCTCGCCGCGTGTTGCTGAATCACCTGCTGTTGCCTCGCTAGAATTTCCTCTAGAGAGTCGGGGCGTTCTTTTCCCTCCAGCCGATCAATGCGCTTTTGTAAATCCGGGTCCTTGAGTTTGGCGGCCACAAGCCTTGCGTACTGCCAAAGCTCCCGCCTGGTCCCCTTGCCAATGAGCATTTCACAGCGACCCGACTCTTTGTGGTGAAGCTCGATGCCGCGTGCATTGTGACCATAATGCCAAAATGTTTCCACGTAGAACTCTTTGAGGTTCCAAAGCTTCCGCCGCTTCCGATACTTCAACGATTTGCCGTCGCTCTTTGGCCTTAGGCCGTGAATATCGACGTCCGACTGAACCCCCATCCCAGTCAATAAGGTGTTAGACATCCTTTTCCCCCTCGAACTTCTTAAGCAAGTGATCGGTTTTCATGAGTTCCGCTTCAAGCAATCGGCTTGGGATGTACTCGCCGATCAATTTCCCGAAATCCAGCCCGGTTCGCGATGGTCCGTCGAAGCGGTTCATGACTTGGATAATCCGTGGGTCCTTGAATATTGCGCACTGGAGCCTGATTTCCTTCACAAGCTGGCGTTTGGTGTTGGCGTACACGATTTTATATTTGCCCGTGTGCTCATAGTGAACCTCGGCTCCATAGACTTGGTTTTCCCAAGTTAACTTGAGATTCGTGTCCCACCAGGCGATGACCAGGAAATCCTTGATGCGAAATTGGCGGCGTTTAATCATTTCTTTTTCTTCCCACACTCGTTGCCTACCCACTTCATAAACCGTCGCCGGTCGTTGTCATCAAGCGCACGGTAAAACGGACGCAGTAAACCAATTGCCCGCACAATATTTTCATGCGGTTTTTTAATCTTCATTTCCTTTTGCCGGTCCGCCCTGATTTGGCGACACACGAGCTTTTGGGCTTCGTATTCCTTTTCTTCCTTGTCAGTTGGCTTCCAGTCTTCAACCTCAACTTCCTTTGGCATCTTGGCCATTTTGTCGTCGTGGGTAATCTCATAGACGTGACCAAACCAAACGCGCTTGCGCCCCACCCAGTACATTTCCTCACCATCGCGAGTCTTGAACAATTGGCGAATTGTGCCCATGAATCCGGGGCGCTCCCCGTGGTACATCACAAGTTTGTGTTTCATCGCCGCCCCTTGAAGTGCTCCCACTCGTCGAGCACTTGCTTGATGGTTTCCGCCATGTGGCCCCACGGATTCGAGGCAAACGGATTCGTCGAGGCCAAGTACCGAAGGAAATGCACGAGCCGCGATTCCGCGTGCTCCAACACAGTCGCCGCCCCTTCCTGAAAGCCCTTGATGTAATCGACACTCTGTCTCACGGTTCCGTCGTCGGCGGCATCAACATAGTTGGCCTTCACGCCATAGCGGAGCATTTCGTAGAGGGTACTCCCGTGATCGGCGAAATTGTGAGGATGCGTGGACACGTCGATTACATAGGGATGTGGTCCAAGCGGAACCTGGATTCTGTGGGCCGCTGGTCCCGCCCTTAGCCGCTCAGTGTGGTACACATGCCCGGTGTTTGGGTTCTTAAAGTCGATGCGTATTTCCACTAATCTCCCCCCATAACTTTAGCGAGCGCGGCCTGCATATCCTCAATCACCCCAATCGAAATCTCGCCGTCCCACATTTCGATTTCCTTTAATGCTCGCTGTATGGCCTCAAACAAATCGGGCGCTGCCGCGATGAGGCGGGCGTCGGCTTCGCGCAATACATCGGCAGTGTAGACGCCGACTTGATTGCCAGGCCAATTGTGTTCGCCAGGCCCTGTCTCTGTTCCAACCAAGAACCCATTAGCATCTTTACTCCAGCGGTATATCCACGGCCCCGGCGTGTGCTTTTGTTTCATGGTCCACCCCGTTTGAAAATCCGGTCCAACCAAGTGCGCTTTATAAGTTTGTACCCCCGCTTCTGACAATCCCAGCACGGTTGTAGAATCCCATGCCACAGTTCAATAACCGCCTTTTTCTCGCGGCACACGGCGCAAAAATAATTGTGGTCCATCGCTGGGCCGCAATTTCGATAAACAAAAACTGCGGGCTCAATGACCTCGTTGTACCCGGCTTCGCGAATCATCTATAACCCCCACCTGTGACACTTGCGTCGGTAGAATTCCTTTACCATGAACGCGCACGACTCATTGGCCGGGAGCTTTTCGCACGTCGGGAGAACTCGCGTCCGTGCGTCCTTGGCGTTCTTCACGCACCAATCGAGGTCCCAGGCTTCCTCTTGTTCGCGCATCGCCGCCTCAAAGGCCCGATCTTGAGCCTGGCGTTGAAGCTCCGTCGTTTGCTCGTCGATGGCGTTCGTGAGGCCACTCCCCCACGCGGACACTGGGATTAAAAGTGCAATAATGAACTTCATTCGCTGTCCTCTTGAACGGCGTGGTGGTCATGCTCGCCCATCGAATCGGCGTTGAGCCATTCGTTCACAGCTTCAGGACTGCCCCAAGCGGCTCTTGGCATCGCCCACATAAGGAACTGCCCCCACTCCGCAATTGCGTGGATATTGATGTGATCGGCCCTTGCGACCGCGCCAGCCAAATCGTTTTCCAATACCGCGGTCAAGAACCCGCCCGGCTCCACAAAGTCGAACACATAATTCAACACGCCGTCGTGCATGTGCTCCGGTATCAAGTGAATGTGTTTATTGATACGGGCTTTAACGATTTCTCGGGTCCGTGGGTCCATTGTCATTCCTTTCGTTTGAAACTTGGGTCCATAGTTCAACAAGCCTCTGAAGTTCTTCCTCACTCTCGGCCCGGAGATACGCGGCTGCAAATTTCTGCGCGATAAAATCCCGGATGTGATGGCGAGTGCGACTGACGACATCGCAAAGCGGACCCACACAAAGCGCTCGGTAAATTGCCTCGTCGAGCGACTTCGGGGTTGGGGATAAAGTTTGGTTGTTTGATAGTTTGTTCATAACTCAAGTACCAATGTAACCGAGAATCCGGGGATTTGCGAGCCCGTGCGTCAAGATGGGAACAATCTTCATATTTTTAAAATTTTTGCGGGGGCGCTGGGAAGGTAAAATTTAACTCCAAGCGACACCCTACCCCCTGGTGTCTCAAATAGCGAAATCCCTGAATGAAGCGCAACAGAATGAGAAACGACCAGCAATGAAACACCTTATAATGTTATAACCAACCAATTAACCAATGATACCAATGACTTGACCCTTGAGGATTGACGCCAAAGCTCAAGCGGATACGTGGGCATTGGTTCCCGCGAGCGCGCGCCGGTCCCGCGCGTGGGCGCCGAGACGGTCTCCCGCAAAATATTCACGTCCTAAACTCAAGTATTGACGCCATGCATCCGATACAATACCGATGGGTAATTCAATCCATCAAAAGAGCCATGGCGTGGCCTTGTAACGCTGGAGTATCAGAATGAGACCATCAGAGCTTAAGGCATTGATCGGAGACCGATTCAAGGCTGGAATCAAGCGCCCGTTGCTTGTCGAATCAAGTCCAGGCATCGGCAAAACCCAAATCGCCTCACAAGTCGCCACGGAATTGGGTATTGGGTTCCAGGCGATTCACGCGCCATTGCTCCAACCGGAAGATTACGGGTTCCCGGTAATCACAAGCGACAAGACCAGCGTGAATTTTGTTGTCGCAAAAGACAAGTTTCCCATTGAGGGGTCCGCCGTCGCTGAGACTGGAATCTTCTTAATTGACGAATTGTCTCAAGCGGACAATTCCGCGCAAAAGATTCTAGCTAACCTAATTCAAGAGCGGGAGATTCACGGGCAGCGCCTTAAGCCTAATTGGTTGGTCATCGCAACCGGCAACCGTCTCATTGACCGTGCCGGAGCTAACCGTCTCTTGTCTCATCTTAAGAATCGTCTCACAACGGTTGAGCTTGAGGCATCAATTGATGACTGGTCCCAATGGGCCATTGAGAATGGCGTCAAGTCGGAAGTAATCGCATTCCTGAGATTCCGCCCGGAATTGCTCAATGCTTTTGACCCGCAAAATGATATCAATGCCACGCCTCGGTCATGGGTCGAGGGAGTCAACGCCGCATTGGGAGTCATTACTCCCGCGCTTGAAATGGAAGTATTCAAGGGAGACGTGGGCGAGGGAGCGGCAGCGGAATTTTGCGGATTCCTTAAGGTCTACCGGAAGCTTCCGTCTCCCGATTCCATCATGCTCAACCCGGCAAAAGCTGAGATACCAAAAGATCCCGCGACTCTTTACGCGCTTTGCGGCGCCTTGGCCCACAAGACCAGCGCGGACAATTTTGGTCGTATCATGACTTATGTGGGTCGAATGGCGCCGGAATTTACCGTCTTGTATGTGAGGGACGCCATCCGTCGCAAAGCTGAGATACAAGCGACAAAAGAATTCATTGACTGGGCATCGGGTCCCGGCGCGAAGCTTTTGTCCTAAACTGAAACACTTTACAGGGAGTATCAAAATGAGTCTAAAAACCAATGCATTACTCGTATCCGTCAATATCACTCAATGGACGGGTCGAAAATTCGACAAGCGCGCAACCGGCACGGTTGAGGCAACCCACGCAACGGACCAAGGTGTGGGCAATTTCACTAAAAAATTGCTTCCGGGCGCCGCTGAATTGGAAGCAATCCAAAGCGCCGCCTGGGCGTTGCGAAAATTCTTTTATGAGAATACGCTTCCATGGGCGGCGGATGGCGCGCGTATCGTCTCAAGTCAAAATTACTTTCCTTTCACTCAGGAATTTAGGAAGCGCAAAGCGGAATTTGACGCCCACGTTGCGGCATTCCTAACCGAATACCCGCGATTACAAGACGCCGCCCGACGGAAGTTAGGCGACTTGTTTAGTGAATCGGAATACCCGGAGATTACCAGGCTAGCCGCAAAATTCCGTTGCGAAATGGCCATTTTCCCGGTCCCTGATATCGGAGACTTCCGCGTTGAAATCAGCGACGCGGAAAAACAAGTATTCCTAGATTCCATGGCACGGGTCGAGCGGGACGCGCTGAACGATTGCTACAAGCGATTACTTGACGTGGTTAGCAAGGCAGCGGAGCGACTCAAGCAACCCGATGCCGTATTCCGGGAATCTCTGATTGGGAATATCGTTGAGCTTGTGGAATTGCTCCCGCGACTCAACCCAATTGATGACCCAAAGCTTGAGGCGTTGCGAGCGGAAGTCCAGTCCGTAGTTAGCAAAGTCTCAGCGGAATCAATTCGGGCATCGGAAACCACGCGCGCCGATACGGCAAAACAATTGGAAGACATCGCTTCCAAAATGGACGCTTTCATGGGCGGTGCTCAATGAGTCAAGTCAATTACATGACCAAAGCCAAAGCTCAATTGATACTTGACCATCCGTTTTTCGCCTCAATTCTTTTGGGTATGACCATGGCGGAAGACACGTCAATTCCGACCATGGCAACCGATGGCGAGTCAATTCGGTTCAACCCGGAATGGGTCGCAACCCTTAAGCTCAATGAATTGACTTTCGTGCTCGCCCACGAAGTCATGCATTGCGTATTCCAACACATGACCCGACGGAATCACCGCGACCCTAACAAATGGAACATCGCTGGAGATTACGTAATCAATGACGTGCTCGTTAAAGAGCGCGTGGGCGCCATGCCTCACGGCGGGTTGCTCAACCCACAATTGGTCATTGATGGTAATGGAACGACTGAGGGAGTTTATAACTTGCTCCCTGAGCCGCCGCCAAAACAAGACGGCTCAAGCGGAGACCATCCGGGAGCGGGTCAACCGGGCGGCGCGATGGACCAAGTAATGGACGCGGGTCAAGACCAGGCAACCAATTCCCAAAAGGAAGCGGAAATGCGGGTCCGAATCTGTCAAGCGCGCAACGCTGCCAAAATGGCCGGGAAACTCAGCGCCGGACTTGAGCGGTTAGTCTCCGATCTTGTCCAGCCACGCGTTGACTGGCGCGCGGTTTTGCGTCGATTCCTAACCACGCGAGCCAAAATCGACTTGTCTTATGCGAGACCAAAGCGCCGCTTTCTAGCCGATGACTTGTATCTTCCGGGACTAACCGGCGAGCGACTAGGCCGGATTGCCGTTGCCGTCGATTGCTCAGGGTCAATTGATGACAAGACGCTAGCGGAATTCAGCGCGGAGATTAAGGCCATCGCGGAAGATACGCAACCCGAAGCAATTGAAATCGTCTATTTTGATTCGGAGATTTTGCGGCGGGACGTGTTTGAGCAAGGTCAAGCGGTTGAGATTCACGCCATGGGCGGCGGCGGTACCGCGTTCAGTCCGATATTCGAGGCGCTGATGGAAGTCCCGCCCATTGCTTGTGTCGTACTGACGGACTTGTGTTGTGATGACTTTGGTCCCGCGCCGGAATATCCGGTCTTGTGGGCGTCAACCCATGACGGCGAGGCGCCATTCGGCGAAATCGTCTTAATGCGAGACAGGAGGTAATTATGTCTTATTTTTATGCGCATAACAGCGTGAGCAATACCCTTAAATGGCGCCCACGGCTCAAAATTTGGAAGTCCGGGGCGCTCTTGTGGGACCCGGAACGTGAGGAAGCATGGTCCTACAATTGGTGTTTTGCAAAACGTATCAATGGCAAAATGGTATTCAATGAATACCGATATTCCAACACCACGACCCGTCATCAATCGGAGATTCATTCGTTCTTTAGGTCCCACAAGATCAAAATCGACCTAACCGTCAATTGCCATGGTTGCCTTAAGAACGATTCCGGCGCCGGACCGCAAGCGGTTGAACGCGCCATCCGTGGCGCTGCCGATACGGGAGACTTCCGCGACGCGCGTGCAATTGCTCGCGTCTTCCGCGTCCCGTTCAGTCGGGCGGTAATTGACCAAGTCATTGAGACCATGGAAGTCGAGCTTTGCGACGCGTATCTTGAGCGCGCATTCCAATACCAGGAAGACAAGCTCAACGCCATTTTGGAGCGCCTCGGGGAGCCCACGTATTACCCAACCCACGCGGCGGGACCAAATGACGCCGCTCAACCCACAAGCGAGGTATTCCCATGGGGCGCTTAATATCCAGGAAGCAATTGATTACCGAATTGGAAGCTGAGACCGATTCACTCCGCGCCATTTTGGCAGTCCCGGAAGCAATCGACGCGCTTTGCGCTCCCGGCGTATTCGGACCAGGATACCGGGGCGCTTGTGAGTCGCGACTTAAGGAATTGACCCGAATCATTCGACTAGCAAAGCGAGGTACAAAATGCGCCGCCTAGCCGTCATGGCGCTAGCGATTTTGGCTTGTGGGTCATGCGCGACCCCGCCGGAAGCGCCGCCGCCCGTCCCGACCCTAACCGATCAATCGACCAGGCTTTGCGACCAACGGACCGGAATATGCGTCCATTGCACGACCTACCCAATCCGGAATCTTGACGGGTCGCTGAGCCATTACCAGGAAATATGCCGATGACCAATGCCCGCCGTTCAACCCGACCCGTCCAGCGTGGCGGGCGGGTCCTAACCGAGACGCCAAAACCTGAGGCGTTCCAGTCCGGAGCGCAGCGGTCCGATACGGACCAATCCGGGATTTCCCGTTTTGGGGCGGCGACCTGCATACCTGCATATTTATGCGCGCGTTCCTATGGAACTCCCACGCGCGGAAACCCCTTTACTCTCTTTGACAAAGTTTTTGGGGCCGAGCCCCGAAAGGAAAAACCGATGAGAACTTTTCCTTTGAAAGCCATTTGGCACAAGACCGTTGAGGGAACCGATCTTGAATATCTTCACTGGAACGAAATCGCAGCTTGTTTGGTAAAGGCGGGCGTCATCGCGCTCGTGCCCGCGCCCGGCTCAAAGACGTTCGACCGTTACACCTTGGTGCGTCTCCCTCGATTTCACACCAAGTCCGAACTCAAGGCGTTTATCCTGGAGATACTCAAAAGGGAGCTAACCCGTGAAAGCGCCTAATCGCCCCGCGCACACCGCGTTATATAAATACCCCACGCGCGGATACCCCTTAACCCTTTTAAACGATTCTGGGGCCAGCCTAGGCCCTAAAACCAAGGAGTCACAAATGAGCCCTAGTATTTTTTGTAGCCTGATGGATCGAATGGCGGCATTGGTTTGTTCGCCATTTTCTGGATTCGCTCAAGATTTTTGGGAAAAGATTGCTCACGTAACGCTTCAGCCGCTTGAGCTTCAGCCTGCCGCTTGCGGTTGGCCTCAAGGATTTTCACCCAGCCTGCCTGAATCTTGGCCTGCTGTTCGGGAGTTAAGGGCGGAACCCCTTCCGTCACATACGACCGCGTTGGCGGTGCCGGTGTCTGTCCCCGGAAATGCTCAGCCACAGTCGTCAAAGCCTGAGGCGTCCCAGGGGCGGGAGCTTCAATCGCGGGGCGCGGCTGTAAAGCCTGCGATGCCTGCTGCATCACACCCAACCAATCAGACTTTTTCTTCTTCTGAGGCATGGCCCATTATTCGGGACATTGGTTACGCAAGTAAAGTAATTCTTTTGAGCCTGGTCGGATGGACATTGGTTTGGATTTTTGCCTTCGGACAGCCGGACAAACTGGTCAACATCCCGCTCGGAATTTATCAACTTTTCAACTGCGGCCCATCCGCCGAAGTCGAGGACCCGTGGACTTGTGACAAGTAGAGTCAGAACAAACTAGGAATTCGTTTTATGGAGGTTTACGCGGGGGGAGGGAAAAGGGGGAATTCCGCCAAAACTTTTATCCCATACTACACGTATATGCATATAGTCATGAAATGTACCCCAATTCTTGCGTATGCATATTGTTATAATATTATTCCCTTTTTCCCCTTATAATTCCCCCTCAATAGAATTCGTTAGAGGAATCAAGTAGTTTGTGGCCAGCGTCAAAACCGGAAACGTTTGAGGCATCTTCCCCCGAGGGGAGTTTCTTATTCCCCTCTTTTGCAACGCGGGTCAGCACAGGCGATTTTCTTGACGCTATGCCTTCAAAGACCCAATCACCTTGGAACTTTGACTTGGCGAGTAAAATCCCCCCAGTCCCCGTTTCGCACCGCGCATAGAATTTCATCTTGGGTATCCGGGGCCTCGCGTTATAGGCATCTTCATGCCATTTACAGAACTCTTCCCACAAGACTTTAGTATAGCAACGCACCCCGGATTCAAGGGTTAAGTCCGCCACTTCCCCTTCGCGAATCGCCTCAAAAAAGCTCGCAATCGGGTCGTTATCAGTCTGCCATTTTTGCATCCGGACTTTGCCTGAATCGGGCACAAAAAACTGTCCGTGGCAGTTGAGCAAATCCTTCAGTCCTTCGAGCGCGAAATTAATTATCCCCGCCATCCCGGCTTCACGGATTCTGTCTATCCTATGTTTATCGTGCTCACTGGCGTCCTTTTGAAAGTGGGAGCACGGGATAAAGGTCCATCGTCTCGTGTGGGCCATGGAGCCCCTTTCAAGCGTGGGTGGAATGTCGTTCGCTCCAAATATATGGACCGCGGGGAACGGCGCCCGGATTATGGCCTTATGTTTGCGGTTGATGGCGACGGGGATTCGGTCCTCGATTTGTTTAATCACGGCATCGGCGATGGGTTTGGACACGTCCAAGTCGGTGACGGCGTTGACCAGCTTCCCAGCCATTGGTTCCATGCCGAACCCTTGAAAGTCCGCCGGTTGCACGGAGCATACGTTCCCCTCACTCACCAATTGCGCGGCCAAAATAATCAGCGTTGATTTGCCCGAGCCTGGTTTCCCCACCAATAAAAAGAGCCTCGGATACAAGGGCGCAAGGACCGACCCGTACATTTGTTTGACCGCCCTGAGTTTGGTTTCGTACTCGGCATCGCCCAGGATGTTATGAATGGTTTCCTCGAACACTGGGTTTTTGGCGTCCGGGTCGTAATCAAAGGGAATCAGGTTAGTGGAGAAATCATCGCGTCGGTGCTCCCGAAACGTGAATTCCCAATTGCCCTTGGCGTAATCAATGGCCAGGGTTCCGTTATTAAAGGTCACGCGCTGCGGGTTCACGTAAAACATATTACGTTTAGTGTGCGGGAGTAGGTTCAGGAAACATTGGAACACGGAGCGAAAGCGGTTATAGGTGCCATAGCCAGCGTGAAGGACCATGATTTGCTGCATGACGTGGGCCTGATCGGCCTCGGTGAAAGCGCGCCAGTATTTTTTATCCCAAAGGAAAATATCGGTATCGAATTTCACCAGCGAGCCCTGGTAGTAATCAAACAAGCGGCGGGCGACTTCCATTTCTTCCGGGAGAATAACCTTGCCGGTCTTGGTGTATTTCATGTCCATGGGCTCAAGGCCATTAACCCAAGGCCCCACCACCAAATTAGAACTTGGTTTCTGGGCGGATGATGGGGACGGCGGCGAATCGAATTTTTGAAACTGGGCCATGTCCACCGGGACCATGCCGTCCTTGACCGCCTGGGTACCGCCTAAGACCCAAAGATCGCAGTAGTCCATGCTCGCATCGCCCGGAGGGCACACGGCACCAAGACCCAATTCCAGCGCGAGACGCCCGCCCTGTTCCAACCCCGGATTCACGGGCGCTCGGTGTCCCGCCGCCAGCATCTTGGCCTTGGTGTCAGCGTCATTGTCGAGCGCCAGAATCGCGCCGGGGAATTTCGGGGCTACGTGCTTTAAGTTGGAAAGGGTAAAGGCCACGATGACCCGCGAGCCCGTGGCGATATTGAGCGCGACCCCTGTAGCAAATCCCTCACAGACAAGAGTGATTGGGTCCCCACCGGCAGTAGCGGGCAACTCAAAGAACAACCCCTCGACTCGGCCAAAGTTGAAGAATGATTTGTCGCCGGAGTCGAAGATGGTTTGGAAGTTCCAAACTTCACCTGATTCGTCCCGCATGGGAACGACGACGGCGTGACCACTTCCGGTTGGTTTAACGATGGTGCCGGGCACATGGTTTGGGAGTTTCTTTTTCTCAAGATATAAGGATGTGCCGGAGCTTCCCTTTTGCTCGTATCGAGTGAAGATGTCCGAGGCGTTCTTTTTGGCCTGAAGCTGGCGTTCGGTTTTTTGTTGGATAAATTGTTTTTGCTTTTCCTCGAATTCATGTCTTTCCCCCTCTGAAATCGTGTCGCTCGAAAAATAAGAGTAACTTTTACCGTGACGCCATTCGCCCCAAGTGAGTGTAATTTTTCCCGACGCCAACGTGGAACCGATGTACCAACCTTTGTTCCCCAGTGAATCCGTGAACTCGTGCGGGATTCCGTCTAACTGTGATGGCAAAAAATCAAAACCATGGGACTTGATAAAATCTTGAAGTTCCAAACCATTCCCCCCTTTAGTGCTGAACCATCAACTATACACTGAATCACCTACCCCCAAGTCAACGGGGAGACGGGCTCTGACCAGTGGTGCCATTGTGGGTAACTCTGTGGAAAGGTGTGTGTGAAGGCTGTGAATACAGCGTGGATAAAGGATTCGCGCGGGTACCACACATCCCTTGCGTTTTCAAGTTGTTCTGATATGTTGGCCGTACCTTTTAGTGCGACGCTCAAAGACCTGATCTTTGAAAGTGGCTCGGTCTCCCAACCGGGCCATTTCTTTTTTAAAGGGGTCTAGATTTTGGTTGCCAAACATTTCGGGTTTGTGAAGGCTGGTGAGGTCGCTTAAAGGGGAATCAGAAATGCTATTGGCTAAGGACCCACGGCTCCATGCAACCGTTAGGTGGGTGTTTCTTTTCATCCGCCACGAGATTCATCGTGGGCATTCGTTATCGGACATCGAACTCCATTTATCCCAAGCGGTTCATTCAGGTAAACTGGACGAGTTTATAAAACTCTTTGACAAGGAAATTAAGGATGCCGCAATCAACGGACCATTACACGAGTGAGGCGGGGAAAATGTGGGCGGGGCTTTTGTTCATAGTATTTGGTTTTGCCTGGGCGATGTCGGGCGTTTGGCTGATTGTCGATTCTTATTTTAAATCAGTAGACCACACCAACCGCGTGCTCACGGAAACACGGACGCAAGTCATCGAGGAAATTCGCTCCCTTCGCACCGAGGTTAAGGGCTTTTGTGAGGCGCAGAAATTATTCGGGAAAACCTGCGACGCGGAGTTTGACCGGCTGGACACGGTGAGCGATACCGTTGGCGCACATGAGCTTGAAATCAAGCGGCTCAAAGAGCGGCAGAGTAGTTTTGTCAAACAACGGGAGCAATGATGCAGGAAAAGGGAAGCCCAGAACTTCACGACCCCGTTAACCACCCCAAACACTACACTCAGCATCCGAGCGGAATCGAGTGCATCGAGATTACCCGGCACATGAATTTCAATCTCGGCAACGCCATGAAATATATTTGGCGGGCCGATTTGAAGGCGGGACTTCAGGACTTGGAAAAGGCCATTTGGTACATCCAGGACGAGATCAAAAAGCGCAAAAGCAAAATGGAAATCGGGGACCGGAGCCGTGACTGACGCTGAACACGTTGGCGACCCCAGTCCCCTCGGTCACGATGGGAATGCGTATCCATCCGGCAATTCATCGGTGGAACCAAGTTCAAACTTAAACGGTCTTTGGGGCCATCAAGTCGAGGGTATTCATCGGGCACTGGCCAAAGGTAGCTATGGCTTTTTCTTTGAAGCCGGGACCGGGAAAACCCGTACCACCATTGAAGTCCTGCGCCACATTTATACGCAGCACAACGAGGCGCTCAAGACCCTGATTGTGGCGCCGCAAGTGGTGTGCCCAAATTGGAAAGCCGAGTTCGCGAAGTTCTCAAAAATTCCGGAACGCATGATCGAGGTCCTGGAAGGCTCAGGCAAAGAGCGAACCGAAACCATCAAAACCACGGACGCACGGATTCTGATTTGCAATTACCACACGCTCAATATGTTACCGGCGTTCGATGCGCTAAGAGCCTGGGCTCCAAAGGTCATGATTGCCGACGAGTCACACCGGATAAAAAACCCAAAAGCCATGATGACCAAGCGAGCGATAGCGTTAGCGATTCACGCCCAGTATAAATATATTTTATCTGGGACGCCGATTCTCCAGAACGCCATGGACGCGTTTTCCCAGTTCATGTTTCTCGATGGGGGAAAAACCTTTGGGGTTAATTACTTCACCTTCCGCCGCAGATACTTCCAAGACTTAAACGCGAGCATCCGGGCACGCTCACCACAAGTGACGTGGGCCAAGTGGGCGCCGATCAAACACCGCGAGGCGGAACTCAAAACCAAAATCTCCAACTCCAGTCTCTCGGTGAGAAAATCGGAGTGCCTGGACCTGCCGCCGTTCGTGCGCCAGCGGGTCGCGGTTCCATTGTCGAATGAGCAAATGAAAGCCTATGAGGAAATGCGGAAGTACATGATTACGTTCGTAGGGACGGAAGCCTGTACCGCGCAAATGGCTCTACACAAGGCTCTCAGGCTACAACAAATAACGTCCGGTTTTTTGGGGAGTGATGATGGAAGCGAACACGATTTCAAGAACGTCCCGCGCCTCGACGCGCTCAAGGAATTGCTCGAAGATTTATGCGAATCAGAAAAAGTTATCGTTTGGGCCTGTTGGCGTAACAACCAACGCGCGATTCGGGACATGCTCGCTAAAACTAAGATCGGATTTAGGGAACTTATTGGAGATTCAAGTCACCAAGACCGCCAGCAAGCAATGGAAGATTTTCGCCGCGACCCGAATGTCCGCGTTATCCTTGGAAGCCAGGGGGCCGGGGGCATCGGCGTTAACTTGGTGGAAGCCTCTTATGCGATATATTATTCGAGAAATTTCTCGCTCGAACAAGACGTACAAAGTGAGGCGCGAAATTATCGCGGCGGTTCAGAGATTCATGGAAAAATCACTCGGATTGACCTTGTCGCACCTGGAACCATTGACGACGATGTCTTAAAGGCCCTGGAGCAAAAGCAGGAAATCTCTGACCGGGTGATATTCCAATGTCTGAAGAAATAGCCAACGTCTCCAAGATCGAAATCAACGACCAGGAAATTCAAGTCGAGACCCGAACCACCAAGGACTTCAGAGTGGTGGTGTACGGGCTCACGAGCCAAGAGCCCATCGAGCCGGTGACTGTGGCGTTGACGCTGTATTTAATCTGCAAGGACATATGCAGCAATTGCAACATTGAGATTGACCAACTGGAAGACGGTTTGGTTGAGTCGGATGACATGCACTAAGGGGGGAAATTTGGACGGGGAATCAGGCGACGTTTCAGTCGCGGAATTTCAAAATGTAATCGACGAGTGGGTTTTGGTGCGGGAGAAAATCGACGAGATTGAAGCGTCGGTAAAACCCTACCAGGAAAAGCGTCGCGAACTGGAGCAACGGATTATCCAATACATGGATGCCTGCGAGCTTAGTAGCTTTCAAGGCAAGCTCGGCGGCGTGGAAAAACGCATCGTGGATTACTGCAACCAACCCTCGGAAGAAAACCGGCAGATTTTCTTGGACCATTTAATCGCGAACGGGGAACTCAGCGACGTGGTGACGTTTCACCAGGGCCGCTTGACCTCATGGTACAAGAGTAAAAAGGAAGAACTTGGATTTGATTTTAAGGCCCCTGGCCTTGATGAAATGAAGCAAAGAACAGAACTAAGAAAAAAACGATAAGGGGGAACAGTATGAGCACGGAATTAGTGAACAAGGAAACTGGAGAAATCATGGACGCCAACCAGGCGGCGATGGGGATGCTCGACGACTTGCCGTCTGCCGACGCATCGGACTACCGGATACCAAACCTTTGCATTGTCCAACCCACGTCGAAGCTGCAAAACGCGGCGGGAGAAATCGTGGACCTGAACACCAAACATGCCGTTGGTGCTGCGGGGAAGGCGTTGAACTTTGTACCGCTTTGGTTTTTCAAGACCTGGGAAATTTACCACGTCGATAAGCAAAACAACCGTGAGTACATCGGCAAAGAACTATTTGGCCCGAAGAACGCCATGTGGAAGTGGGAAGAGGAGGCCAAGGACTTCACCATCAAGCGACACTTGAACACCAATGTGTTCATGATCTTGGAAAAGGATTTGGATTCACCGATGCCGCAGCTTTATATGTTTAAGTTCCGCGGCAAGTCCAGCGTTGAGGGGAAGAAACTTTTGACGTTCTGGACGAACGCGAAGAACTATAAACAGATTCCATTCAGCTATGTGTTTTCCATCACGCCCCAGTTAATCACCGACCAAAAGGGGAAGTATTACGTGGCCAGTGTTGCCAACGTCATGGACGGTGACAAGTACCGCATGATTAAGGGGCCACAATTGGCGGTCGCAACCGGCTGGGTGGATATGATTAAGACGAACCTTGCCGCCATGACTTCGGCACAGCTTGCTGTGACTGACGAGGATGTCGAGGAAACTCCGGACTCCGGCCCCATTCAAGCCGGACCCGTGGTGCAGGACGCCCAAAACCAACTCACGTTTTAGGGGTTGGCCATGAATCAAATTGAAGTTATCGCGACCGAGGAAACCCTCGGCGCGATTCTCGCTGAGTTTAAAGAGGAACCAATTCTCGCCATTGACACGGAGACGACGGGCCTTCGCCCCTTCCACAATGATGAGCTTTTCAGTATTATCGTCTCGTCGTCAAAGACCGCCTGCTACTTTAATTTCAATTGGTATTCGGAGTTAGGGGTTGCACAGTACCAACTGAAAGATAAGGCCAGCCTTGCGCCCCTGTTTGAAACTCCAAGGCTGTGGGTATTACAGAACGCCAAGTTCGATCTTCACTTTTTAAACAAAGCGGGGCTCAAACCAAAGGGCGAGTTTTACGACACACAAGTCGCGGGCCGCGTGCTTTACAATATCCACGATTCCTACAGCCTCGATGCCATGGCTGAGCGGGAACTCGGGGAGCGCAAAGACGACGCCGTGATGAAATGGTTAGAGGAAAACAAGTGCTACCAAATGGAGTCGGTGCCTGGTCGGAAGAAACAAAACAAGAATTACTTTTTCAACCAAGTGCCGTTTGAGATTATCTCAAAGTACGGCGCCAAGGACGCGAAGCTCACGCTCGCCCTATGGCAGCATCAGACCGACCCAGATAAAAATCCGTTTCACGCAACCGACCAAAATGTGATTCAAAACGAAATGCGCCTTATCCAAACGCTGTTCGACATGGAGCAAGTGGGCGTAAAGGTGGACATCCCCTTTACTATTGCGGCCTCTGAGTTTGAGCGCAGGCGCGTGGAACAAGCTCTTGAGAAGTGGAAGGCGGCTCACGGGGTTGAACTAACTGACTCCGGTGAATATTTAAAGCCCGTGTTTGAGGCGCTGGGATTTTATATTCCGCTCACCGATAAGGGCGAGCCCAACGTGGACTATAACGTCATTTCCAAAATCGACCACCCCTTGGCGCGCATCCTCGAAGAATATCGGGACGCCGACAAACGCTACTCCACTCTCATGGGGTTGCTTTACCAGGCGGATAACAACCATGTGGTCCACACGAACTTCAAGCAATCGGGAACGGTCACTGGGCGCATGTCGTCCATGGAACCAAATCTCCAGAACTTGGCCGCGGAAGACGAAAGCGAATACCCAATCCGGCGGGCGTTTGTGCCGCGACCTGGGTTTTTCTTCGTGAGCATTGACTACAAGCAAATGGAGTTCCGGGTTTTGCTGGATTACGCCAAGGAAATGGAACTCATTCAAAAGATCATTGAGGGGCACGACCCTCACCAAGCGACCGCTGATTTAACGGGCCTGTCCCGGAAGGCAGCAAAGACCCTAAACTTCGGGTTGATTTATGGGATGGGGATTGCCAGGCTCGCCCATGGAATTGGTGTCACGGATGCCGAGGCCAAGGCGTTCAAGCAAAAATATTTTAATGCCCTGCCGGGCGTGCAGCAATTCCTGTGGAACGCCTCAGGAAATCAACGCAAACGCGGGTTCACTTGGAATTGGTTCGGGCGCCGCTTCCAGCTTAAGGACAAGAACTTTGCCTACCGGGCTCCGAACTCGGTGATTCAGGGCGGCTGTGCCGATGTCTGTAAAATCGCTATGAACCGGCTCCACGGGTTCTTAGGCGATAAGAAAACCCGGATGGTACTCCAGGTTCACGATGAGATTTTATTCGAGGTCGCGCTCGACGAGGTCGGTATTGTGCCCGAATTAAAGGCCATCATGGAAGCGGCATACCCGGTCCGGAATATTCCTTTGACTTGCTCGGTGGAATTCAGCCTAAAATCTTTTCACGACATGGAGACCGTGTCCGAGGATTTGGGGGAAATCTATCGAGCCATTGGAGCGTCAATTCCAAGTGAAGGTCAGGAAAGCCCTGAAGGAACTTCCGAACGTGTGGTTCTTCAAGGCGAGCGAACGGAGCTTAGCGGGAATTCCGGACTTCATACTGTGCATTAACGGGATGTTTGTGGGGCTGGAGTTAAAGCGCAGCGAACGCGCCAAGGCATCAAGGCTTCAGGCCCACACACTGGAACTAATAAATCGGGCGGGCGGCATGGGTATCGTCGTCCACCCTGGAAACTGGAACAAGGTACTTGAAGCGTTAAAGGGCTTAGCCCGAGGGGGAAGATGTGATCGAAATGAATTGGCTTCAACTGCGGAACCATGACCTAAACGGCGCGCTCAATGGGCTGGCCCGGCAGCGGGTTCCCTACGCCACGACCGTCAAGATTTTGGCGATAGTGAAGGCGCTGGAGACCGAGCAAAAAAAGGCCGACGCCGTGGCCAAGGCCCTTCAGGATAAATACTTCAAGTTTAACCAGGAAACCAAAACCCTGGAACTCAAAGACGAGAAGTTAAAGCCCGAGGCCGAAGCGGCGGAAAAAGAGTTCGCGGAGACCAAGGCCAAATTCAAGATCCCGAAAATTAAATCCGTGGAACTTGAGGGCACGGCCCTAAGTGCGGTGGAACTCTATAAGCTGGAGCCGTTTATTGAAATGGAGCCGGAAGAAAAAGCGCCGTCACACTTAAAGCCGGTGGAAGGCAATGCCTAAAGCAAGGGGGCCTTTTCAGGTCCCCCGCGCCCACAATCCTAAGACGGTGGGGTTGTTTTTGGTTTCTCAGTTGATGTGAGTATCTTGAAACATTCCTCGCAAACAACGTCGTCCTCAGTGTACCAGCACAGCCATGCGCGCTTGTTGCATGAGGTACAGACATCGTAAAGGTCTTTTACCCACTTGACCTTTTTGTCCATGTTAGGATTTTTTGTTAGCGAGTTTGCGAAGGTCATCAAGAGAAGTGATGGCCGCACTGTAGGCGTCGCCTTTGGCTTTCAGGCATTCGCCGACGTACTTCATTTTCTCTTTGTCCTTTTTGATTTCCTCGGCCTCGATGAGTGTGCGCGCCGCGGATTCAATTTCCCAGTCGTCGTACTTGCCGTATTTCTTTTCCTTGGCCTCGGAACTTTCGAGCGGCTGGGCGTGGATTTTCACTTCCATCTTTGAACTCCTTAGTAGCTACTGTTTCGGATGCCCATGGCTCGACGGGCGGAATCCATTGGTTTGAAGGCGCGTTTTTTCTTCCGTTGTTGGAACCTCGGGACCTTGCGCTCTTGGGCGATTTTCTCCCCCGGCGGCTCGTCCTTTTTCCCCATCTTCAGCCAGGGTGAGCTTTTCTTTGGTTTCTTTTGAATGCCCTTGGTTGCGGGTTTGGCCTTGAGCATGTTGCCAAAATCTCGATTGGTCGCCATTACTTGTTCTCCCTATTCATCAGCGTCCACGGTACCACGTATGAACCAACTGGAATTTTCGATGCGGCCCTGAGCGGTCGGCTTAGGGCTTCCGCTCCGCGCACGGTTTGGTAGCCAATGCCGGGGCCATATTTACGAGCCTGCCTCAATGCAATCCCACCGACAATGCCTTTACCTATCGCTTTCAGCGGGTCTTCGCCGCGGGCGATTTCCGACGCCGCGTAACCAGTTCCGGCGATGGTTTCAAGCAAGCCTAAATTCGCTTTGGCCGCTTCGCCAGCCGCCCTGTCTTCCGCCATCTTTTGGACGTTTCGGGCCATGCGGTAGCGGTGGTTGAGTTCCTTGAGGCGCTTAAGCCGGTCCCCGGAATCACCGCCTGCGAGTTTCGATACCGCCTCCACGTCGGCGATGCGCTTATCGAGTTTTTCCTTGATGACGTTGCGGGCGATTTTCAAAGCCTTTTGTCCGGTCTTTGATTCGTTGAACGTCTTGTTGTACCCGGCAATGTCGTCGAGGGATTTGCGGTAATTGAGAATTTCTTCAAATGGGGTTTCCGGCACCTTGGTGGTTTTGGTTGTTACCGGAATCATTTCCCGTGTGCCGGACGCATAGTCGAATTTCCCAGGCTTCATGACGGTATTTACTTCCGTCCTCCGGCGGTCAAGGGACGCCAGGTTTTTCATTTCCGAACGCAATTGTCCGAGCGCCTTGTTGCCTTCGGCGGTTCCCCGCAATTCTTGTCTAGCCTTGCGGAGAACTTCCGCCGCCACATCGCGGGCGGTGAGTTTGGTTTTATCGAGGGCTTTGGCAATTTCCGGGGAATCATCCGCTAGGCGGCTTAAGTCGTCAGTGACGCTTTTATAGGTTTGACCAATTTGTTTCCCGGCGTCGTCCACGATGGCCGTGGATTTTTCCAAGGCGGTCTCAAAGGTTTGGCCGGGCTTAAGCATCCCCTCTTTTTGCATGAACTTTTCGAGGTCGTCGCCGATCTTGAATTTGGCAATGTCCTTCATGTGGGCTTTGCGGGCTCCGGCCAACTTAAACGCCAATTGCTGTCTACCGGCTTTGAGCGCCGACCCGGCACCGGATAGGGCTTTACCCAAAGCACTGCCGCCAGCCGCCAGTGCCCCACCCATTTTGGCCTGGTCTAGTCGAGCTTGTAGTTGGTCATCAGTCTCGCCGGGGTTGGCCACAAAGCCGAGTCCAGCGCCGGTTCCTACGGCCTTGGCCGCCCGTGTGAGCATCGTTCCGCCCTTGGCCACGGTTGCACCAGGGATTGGAATGGCGGCCCCGCCAGCGACCGTCCCAGCGCCGTAGGCAAGGGGGTCCTCGGTTGCTATGGCCTGGTCCCGGCCACGCCATTGCTTTAGGGCCTCTTTGAGTTTGAGGTTCCTCTGCCCGCCAAATCGCTCAGGGAGCAATCGGTCCAAAGCGACCTCAGCCCCGGCTTGGAGTTCCGGCAGGTACCCAAGGCTTGCGCCCTGGCCTACGCCCTGAAGGGTGGATTCGCCGCCGGAGAACTTCTCAGTAATTGGTGCTTCCGGAGCCTCGGGCGCTTGGTCCCACGGGGCCTGCCCTGCTTTAAACCCAGCCTGCGGCTCACTGATTTCCCAGGGCGCTTCGCCCTTTTTAAACGCTTCCGGCATTACTGTGCTCCCGGCTCAACTTCTACCCAGGTGTCTCCCTGGAGTTCGTAGGTTTTACCTTCCCACTCTTTTCGGGTTGCTCCGGGCGGGGGTTTACCAGCGCCGGGTTCGGGGAAGAAATCGTCGGCGAGCATCCCGCCTTGTTTCTTAAACCGCTCCCTAACTTCAGGGGAGAATGCGGCCTCGTGTTGGCGCATCCGTTTGCGAAGAATGTTTTTGTACCGCTGCAAAGCCTCAAGCATCTTTTCTTCGGTGTTGAACTTGCCTTGCGCGAATTCGCTTTTCATACGAACCAATTCCTGGTCCGTCACCGCAGCACCGCTTCGTTCTTTTAACGTGGTGTTGAAGATGTTGGAGAACGCGGCCTGCAAAGATTCGCCCACGCTACCAGGCATGAACACTCGCCCCACACCGGGGATGGACTTGCCAGGCAAATCCACCTTTTTCCCATTGATGGTCCCGGTCTTTGGGTCGAATTGCTCAAGCTTGCCGCCGATGATGTCCTCGATGGCTTCGAGGTTTTCCACTAGCGGTACGGCATCGATGGCCTTTTGCTCAAATTTAATCAAATGGTCTTCGACCTTTTTCTCGCGCTTTTCAGCAAGGCCAGCTTCCTGCCGTTTATCGGCGCGGCCTTGGGTTCCGGCAAGGCGGGCCATGTCGGCCTCAATTCGGCGTGCCGCGATGTCTTCCATCACTTTGTTGTGGCGCTCGTACTCTGCCGATCTAGCTTTTTCAAATTCGGCTTTTTGTTTGGCCAGGTCTTGGCGTTGCTGGAATTGTTGGTCCGCCGCGAGTTGTCTTTGTTTGAGCATGTCGGATTGCGCCTGGCGGTTAAGCTGTGCGGTTAGTCCCGAAAGCTGGCGCTGGGCAAGTCCACCTTTACGCTGTTGGAGCTTGTCTTGAAGCTCCAGGAATTTTTGTGTCCTGGCCTCACGGTTCGGTGCCATAGCCGCGGCAACATCCGCAATCTTGGTTCCAGGTCTGAGAGTGTCGGCCCATGCGGCCAGTGCTCGGAAATCGGTTTCTTGGGGCTGGGCTTGGTAGTCATCGAGGTACTTGGACAATTGGGAGATTCCGGCTTGCTCGTCGGAAACCGCCTTGCGAGATAGCTCGTCATACATCTTGGCCAATGCCCCGGATTCCGCTGTGGCCTGCGGGGCCACACGGGCGTTACCCATTTCATCCACCGCCATGTAATCCATGAGAGTTGGGGCGGCGGGGTTGAGTTCCTCGTCGTCCACTGGCAAGTAGGCATTTAATCCGTTGGCCATTTAAAGTCTCCCTAGTAATCGCACCAAATTCTGGTTTCAGTTTTATGGAACCGACAATTTGGAAAGCTGCATTCGTATATCGTGGTCTTCGTTACCGCTGGCATCCTGGTGTCCGGGTCTTCCGCCTCACCATCCTCGATAACCTCGTGAATGTGCTCCCAAAAAAGTTTATGCCACCACGGGTGGTCCTGGTGGATTTCGGTTCTCAGCTTCATGAATTTATCATTCCGCCCCAGGGAGAAAACCGCGAGTTCATGGTCGAGGGCATTGAGGTCCCCTGGTATTGACCCTTCAATAGCTGTTCCTCGTCCACGGTCTTTGGCTTATAGATGGACGGCTTTTGCCCCGGTGTCGCCGGGTTCGCCTGGTTAAACATCGCCCCCATCATGGCACCTTGAGCCCCGGCTCCAAGGACGCTTCCCATCCCGCCGGTTGGTTTCGGCCCCTGCATTTGAGTTTGCATCCCGGTCCACGGGCTGTGCTCAATGGCGGCGGCGTTCGCCATCATGCTCGCTTTATCGGCCCGCCGTTGCTGGCGTTGTTGCTCCCCCTGCTGGAGCATTGAGCCCGCGGCCATCGCTACTGGAATCCACCAAGCCATTGTCGTCCCCCCTGAAATCGTTCATTAAGTGTAAATAAATTCCGTCTTCCATGTAATCAACGCCGTGGATAATGAACCCCGCTGAGTAGGCGAGTTTTATCATGGCGATATTCGTGTTCTTGATAATTGTCGATGAGCGCGCGTAACTCTCGCGCAAGTAATTCATAATCATGTGGTAGGCCCGAACTGCGCCCGGCCCCTTTTCACTTCCGGGAAACGCGCCCCCGTGCTGCATGTAGCAGGTGTCTTTGTCCAATTCGATAATTGTGGCGTAGGCCATGGGAGTGCCTTGCTCATTCTCGATGAGAATGGCGTAGTTGAAGGTGTTGAATTGTCTCGGGCGAAGTTCCTTGAAGCAAATCAGGTGAGCATCCTCAACGATTTGCTTGAAGTCTTCGTAATGGAGAACCTTCAACGTCACTTCTTTCCCCCCGATTTCGAGGCGGCGGCCCGCTGAGCGTCGGCGGATTGTTTCGCCGCCCAAGCTTTCATTTGCTCACCGTAGCGACCCGACTCGAACATGGCCTTGCGGTTAATGTCCTCTTTGAGCGAGCCCAAATTCATTTCCTGGGCGCGCTGTTCGGCATTGGCGAACGTGCCGAGCAAACTCTCTTTGCGGGCCAAGTCTTGTTCCTGGATGCCCATGCGGCCCATGGCGCCCTGGCGGGAAATCCCTTGGCGCGCCATCATGAGGTCCCGCGCCCCCATTCTCGCCATTCGTTCCCTGGCGCCGCCGGATAATCCGCCGGTCATGGCAAGCTGCGCTTGGTTCTGGGCCGCGGCCTGCATTTGTTGCTTGGCCGCTGAATCCATCAGTCCCGATTGCTCAAGCGCCAGCTTTTGGTTTTGAAGCTGCGCCCACGGGGAATCCCCTTGCGCGAACGCCTGTTGCTTCAATGCCTGAACAGCTTCGCCTTGGTAGGGGTCAAATTTGTACTGCCCGAGAAGTTCGCCCGTGTTGAGGTCACGGTAGCCTTCGAGGCTCGGCGGCAGGACGCCTGCGGCTTTTTCTTGGGCGGATTGTTTGTACTCAATCACACCTTTCCTAGCCAAGCTTTGGCGGCGCTCAAGCTCACGTTGGGCGGCGAGTTCTTCAGCTTTTTGCTTGGCCGCGATTTCCGCAGGGCTTGCCTGCCGGGCACGAAATCCCCCACCTTTTCCCATTATGATTGGTCCTCATAGTGGCTCAAGTCTTGGTCGATCAAGTCCATGTCAGGGTCGGCCACTTGACCCTGCAAAGTTTCGCGCATGAGCGCGAGCATTGAATCGTGAATCTGTTTTTCGCTTGCTGTGTTGACGTGGGTTTCCTTCATGTAGCAACGGAGCCGAACGTAGCTGAGCAAATACTCATAGCAAATGTCCGGCATGTCGCAATTGGTCCCGTCACTCAAGTAGCGATTGAGGTCGCGGAAATAAATAACCCGAAGCCCATTGGCCAGGGCCTTGCCTGCTTTGGGGACAAGTCTGAGCTTTTGGGTTTTTGTGGAGGGGTCTTTGTAGAGCATGTACCGATAGTAGTCGGAACCCGGATACTGGTTGAGCACATCCTCGGCCTCGTAGGCCGACTCACCCTTAAGGGGTTTGAGAGTGTAAATGATCGAGCCGTCCCGGTAGACGATTTTTCGGACCTTGTTCTCAATGATGTCGGCTGGCAGGTCGTAGTCTTGTTGGGCTTGAACCAGAGAAATGGTGCTTTCGCTTTGCAGGTATTTGTCCCGAAGCCCAAGCTTCACGATTTCGCTTTCGACGATTCGCACACCGGAATTGAAATACTCGATGAGTTCTTGAGGCTGGATGAATTCCTCATCCTCAATGTCAAGCTCACGCTGAACCTGAGTGCTCAAGTCGCCGAAAGTCCTATATGCCACGGTTTAATCCCCCCTCTAATCGTTGCCCAAAACAAAACCTGAGACAAGGGGCGTTTTAAGCGTTGCTTCCGTCCTGACCAGTCTCGTAGGTGTTTTGGGTTTGGGATACGTCGCTCCAATGCACGTTGTACCCCAAGAGCTTTAAGGGCTCACCCTTTTTGAATCCCCAAAGCTCCCATTCCAAGGACCCGTCCGGAAGCAATCCCTCCGAGTCGATGACCGTGATGACGGTATCGGAGTTTCTCACCGAGACTTCAAACTCTCGGGTGTACCCATCAAAGCTTGAGCGTATCGTGTAGCCGACCACATCGTCCGGCCACTTATTGTTCACTGTGTCATCAAGGGTTATTTGGTTGAGGGTCCCGTCGAAGGTCGCGGTGCCGTCGGTGTCGGAGTTGGTCACAATGGAATAGCCGTTGGTGATGACAAGCTGAAGGTAGGAAAGCCTTAAGGACCGGGCTGGGAAGCGGCGCCATTGTTCGATGAGACCAGTTCCACGCCACACACAGTCCGGATTGTTCCAGGAAAACTCCGTGTCGCCCCAAATGAAATTCCTGCGCCAGCGAATTGGCTTCAAGGACCGCTCAATTCGCCCATCGTCGGAAATCGCCACAATTTGAATCGTGGTGTTCGCGCGGTTCGCCGCTTGGAGCAAAATCTTGGTTGGCAGTTTGCGATTGAACGTGGAGCCGAAGTTGATGTTGACCGACTTGTACGTCCAAATGATGGTCTCATTGGACCAGTTGTTTGGTGTCGTGAGGATGTCGATTCTCGGGTCGGTGTCGTACTCTGACGAGTGCTTGAGCACAAAGCCGCGGGTGTCGCCGCGATACAAAAACCCACCGAAGAACCCTACGGCGGTCGGTCTGAAACTATCTCCCGACCAAGTGGTGAAAGTGCTCTTTGCTGAAACTCCCCAACGCATGTCAAGAACCACAAGGGAATCATTGTCGAGGTTAGCGGAATTGCGCTGAACTCCCCAATACACTCGGCGGTCTTTTTCGTTGAAGGTCCCGGTGATGCGGTTGGCTTGAGTTTGGGAATCAAGGATGCTACGGTAGCGGGTGTTGTTGCTGTCTGAGATTTTGAAAACCTGATACCCGTCGCTGGCGTAGAATCCGTCTTGTCCGGCCCAGAGAACAAAGTTCTCGGCTTGGACAATGGAGAGATTAGAAACACAGCCAGCGGTGTCACTGATGCGAATAGGACGAATGCTACCGCGGCCAAAGCGGTCAAAGCCTTGCTCAAGGCGGTAAATATAGCGCTTGCAGAAAACAAGTGGAATGGATTTCGTCGAGCTAAGACCTGTGATTTTATCTTCAAGGTCCACGAAAAAATCGCCAGGCACAGCGCCAGGCGCGCTTGGGACACTCTGACGAACACGGAACTCGAAGTCCTCGGTTCCTTCTCGGGTGGAAGCATAGTACCCGGTATTGTTCACGACATGGACGAACTTCGCAAGCGGCGGCGGTTCAAAATCCACGGTTCCATCGTCGGTGTAAAGCACCAACCCATTTTCCTGGGCGAAGTCGTCGCTCACGTTGTCATTGAACGTGGTCACTCCGTTGGCGACTTCACCGATTTTGTAGAACGTCTCCCCGCCGTCAACCGTGCGGTAAATGAAAATCTTGACGTTCGCCAAATCGTAATTGCCGTCGGTTCCGTTTGAGAGAACCGGAATCCCGGACACTTGGTTTGGAGTAACCGCGGGGTCGCCGGAATTAAGTAGCTGCACCACTGTGGTTGGACCGAAATCCTGGAACTCTTGATTGCCCACCATGTAGGTCAGGTGGAAGTGAAACGCGTAGGCGTAGGCCCTTGTTCCAACAGCACCGGCTGTGAGGATGGGGTCCGTCGCCAGATAATCGAAGCCGTGGGCGATGACTTTGTAAACCCCGTTTTCGTCTTTATAAACCTTCACAGGTTTAGAATAGGCGTCGTTGGTGATGTAGAAGTGATTGTTCCACTGGGCAAAGGAAACCGTGTTGGTTTCATCGCCCGCTGACAAGACCTCAAAATTGCTCGGTCCCCGGAGAATGGAGTAGGCGTCAGGATTCCGGTAGAAAAGCTGGCGCCCTGAGTTCACGAACAGTTTGTCGTTGTTGGCGTAATTTATCAGCGCGCCAATTCGGGCGACGCCTGCCGGAATTTGGCCAAAGTCCACATTATCCACGACCGAGCCGTCGCGCGAATCCAGCAGGCCATCCGAAGTGATGGTGAAGTTGTCCAGTTCAGCCGCGGCGTCGTAGACTTGCTCGAACGTGTCATCAGTGATGCCCTTCGAGAAACTGAAAACCTCGAAGGGATTCATTGCGCTTTCAGCCAATTATCCCCCGTACACGGCCACGAAATCTTGAGTCGGGTCCGTCGTGTAAACGTAAAACTGTGTTGCCGAAAACCGCTCAACCGTCGGGTAAATCATTTCGCCCGTACTTTTCCGGAAGGAAATGTAGCAGGTGTTGTAATTGAACCCGGCGACCATGGTCACAAGCTGACGGTAATGCCCTGTTGGCCCAAAGGCAACCCATCCCGCCGCCAAAATGGTTTGCGAAATCCCCTGGAGCGATTGGGCGGTGAGCGCGGGTGAGTTCACACCATCGTGGTTGTGGTCATTGACCCTCTGGATATTTTCCTCAAGCGCTTGGAATAAGGGCGTGCCCTTGTCCCCGGCCTGGGGTTTTTTGTAGCCATACGAAAGCGTGAGCATGAGGCCCCCTTATTTTTTCGTGGTCGCTTCGACCTTCACCGGCTCCGCAGGCGCCG